GACTTCCTGGGCTTCCGGACGTACATGACGGACAGCGGGAAAGTCGTCCGCAAGATACGCCGCGACAGCAAGAATCGGATCAGGCGGAAGTTGAAGAAGTTCCGTCACCTTCTGGACGAAGGGCGGATCGACTTCGAAACCGTGGTCCAGTCATATTCTTCCTGGACCGGCCACGCTGAACACGGAAACAGTTATCACTTGATCAGGCAGACGAACGAACTGTTCTACGACCTGTTCAAAAAAGAAATGGAGGAATACCATGTCGAAAAAATTGTCGACGTTGCCCGTCGGCGCGGTGGTGAAATCGGTCAACACGAAGTATAACGGCGCTGTGATCCGCTTCAAAGTCG